CCTTCGTGTATTACCGCATTCGCCGCATTGAAGATGCTGGCGCTTACGGCAATACGTCGGACGTTAACTTCCGGTTCCTCCCCTGTCTGGCCTCGGGTCTCGCTTACATGCTGTCGCTGAAGTACAGTCCGGATCGAACCGGCGCACTGAAGCAGATGTATGAAGAGGACTTCCAGAGAGCGGCGCTGGAGGATAGAGACACGGCGAGCTTCCACATAGTGCCTGATTTCGGGGTGTGAAATGGCGTTTGCAACGGGTAAGTTTTCTTATGCACTCTGCGATACCTGCGGACAACGCTACCCGTACAAGGTTTTAAGAAAGAACTGGCGCGGGTTCATGGTTTGCCCTGACGACTATGAGCCAAAAGAGCCACAATTGCAGCCGTTGCGGTATACTGGCGATGCAATTGCGCTGCGAGATCCGCGCCCTGACAGGGTGGAGCCGCAGGTGATTTTCGTAGGCTTACCGGGTGACGCAGCCTTCCAGAGTATCGGCAGCGCAAATGGCGGCACAAACATGCGGCCTTTCCCTGAGCAGAACGCGGTTCAAGGTGTTGGATCCATTGGCAAAGTGACGATAGTGATAACCTGAGATGACATACGACGAGCTGGTCACAAACATTAGGAACTACACTGAAGTGGACGCTAACGTGTTCACTAACGCGGTTATTAACACGTTTATCACAATGGCCGAGAACCGCATTCTTAGGGACATCGATCTTGATGTGTACAAAAAAGAGTCAGTAGGCTCCATGACCTCTGGCAATCGATTCCTGACGTCGCCAACGGATATTCTGACGCATCGCTACCTGTTCATTACCGTTGGCACGGACAAGGTTTATTTGGATTTTCGCGACACTTCCTTCATGCGTGAGTTTTGGCCGAACCCCTCTTTGACGGGTGTGCCGAAGTATTATGCGGTGTGGGATCAGGATACGTTCAACATTGCGCCAACGCCCAATGCGAATTACGTCGTGGAAATAGGGTACATCTACCGCCCGGCGCAGCTGTCGGCTGCCAACCCAACGACGTGGATTAGCACCAACGCCCCAGAGGCGCTGCTGTACGCGTGTTTGATTCAGGCATACAGTTACACCAAGGGCCCGGCTGAGATGCTTGGGTACTTTGATAACAGCTACAAGCAGGCAATACAGGGCTTGGGCATTGAGCAGCAGGGTCGCCGACGTCGTGACGAGTTCCGAGACGGCATGATCCGCATACCCATTCGATCAGATTCACCGGGACCATAACGATGTTTACGACAAGCGGCGGCGGGGCACTGGGCTTAATCAAATCATCATCTGTCTCGGGTCGAGGCTTTACGCCTGAAGAGCTGGCTGAAAGTGCAGTGGATAAGATAATCTATATTGGTCGAAGCTCAGACCCGGTTATACGGGCTCAGGCCGAGGCTTACAGAGAACAGATCAAGGCGGTGTTGATAGCGGCGATGCATCAAGCGATACGCTCCAACAACACCACGCTGATAAACCGATTCCGCGCCGCTGGGCACCCGGAACTTGTAAAACTACTGGAGATATAACATGCCTATTAGCATCACAACCGCAATGCCCACTAGCTTTAAAGTAGAGATTCTGAAAGCGGTACACAACTTCACTGCGTCTACAGGTAACACCTTTAAGATTGCTCTGCTCAAGGCCGCTGCTGCAGGCTCTGGTACCTTTGGCGCTGCGACCACCGCTTACGGTAACCTTGGTTCTGACGAGCTAGGTTCAGGCAGTGGTTACACCACGGGCGGGAACACGTTGGTCTCCGTCACTCCGGTGGCTGACGGCACTACGGCGATCTGCGACTTTAACGACACAACGTGGAGTGCGGCTACGTTTACGACCAGCGGCGCGTTGATCTATAACGATACCGCTGCGGGCGATCCGGCTTGCGCTGTTTTGAGCTTTGGCGGTGACCAGACAGTAAGTTCCGGTGACTTCCAGATTCAATTTCCTGCTGCTGCAGCTGCGACCGCGATTATTCGCATAGCGTAATAGGGGATACCCTTTGGCTACGGTGAATCTTGGCCCTGTTTGGGGTAACAACCAATGGGATAACGGAGCTTGGGGTGATAACGGCATCTCTGTCTCCGCTACGGGAGCTATAGGCACTGTAGCCTTTAAAATAGATGCCGTTGTTGCAGTGACTGGGGTTAGCTCAACTGGAGCTGTTGGCACTGTAGACCTTGCGTATGATTTTGCCTTCACACCAACTGGTGTAGAGGGCACGGGTCAGGTTGGCACTGCAGGTGTGCCAAAGACCGTTTATCTAGACGGATGGAATGTACTTGGCTGGGGAGAAGATCCGTGGGGGCAGAACTCTATATCTGTCTCTGGGGCAGGGGCAGTTGGCACCGTATCCATAGCCGTAAACGAAAACATAATCCCTACTGGGGTTAGTGGAACGGGTAATGTAGGCACGGTCCTTGTTGTAGTTGACGATGCCATAGTACCTGTTGGCGTTGCGGGTGCAGGCGCAGTCGGGAATGTAGTCACAAACTACAGCAGCGTCCAAATCCCAACCGGCGTACAAGGCGTCGGTGAGATGGGCGGCTTTGAAGTACAGGTTGATGACATTGTCATCCCTGTGGGTGTGCAGGGCGCAGGCGCAATAGGCACCGTTGTTGTTTTAATTGCGGAGTTGGTCGTCCCAGACGGCGTTCAAGGTACAGGTGCAATAGGCACTGCAGTTGCCCGGGTTTCGTTTGCCGTGTCTGGTGTTGGAGGCACAGGCGCAGCAGGGAGCGTTAAACCTGTTCTGTACCCCAATATCACTGGTGTACAAGGCAGCGGGGCAGTTGGCACTGTTATTCCAGCCTATGATACGAATGTTGTTGCCCCAAGCGTAGCTGGAACGGGCGCCGTAGGCAGTGTAGTATCGCTGGTTAGGAAAACGGTTACGGGGGTAGCCGCTGTTGGCGCTGTCGGCGTTGTAGCTATCCAAGTCAATGACGCTATAATAGCCACAGGTGTAGCCGGTACTGGCGCCGTGGGCAACGTGCGAATAATCGGCTGGAGCATTGTAGACGATAGCCAAGACCCCAACTGGGTCGAAGTAAATCAAGCGGCGTAGGAGCTGAAAAATGGCAACTTTTGCAAATGATTTACGACTGAAGGAAATCGCCACGGGCGACGAGTCGGGTACGTGGGGCACAAGCACCAACACCAACCTCGCCCTGATCGCTGACGCGTTTAGCCTTGGCACTAAGCAGATGGCCGCTGACGCCAACGAAACATTTACGATGCCGGATGCAACGGCGGACGGTACACGCTCGCTGTACCTAAAGATTACCTCTGCGGTGTCCTTGACTGCAACGCGTACCGTGACACTGGCGCCGAACACGGTGTCCAAGGTCTGGATCATTGAGAACGCTACGAGCGGCAGTCAGTCGATAACGATTGCTCAGGGCTCAGGTGCTACGGTCACTGTTCCAACCGGGCAGAAAGTAATGATAGTAACCGATGGCGCGGGCGGCGGTGCGGCGGTAACTAATGCCAACCCAACTGCAGCTGCGGTAAACCTTGCTACCGGCGTCACGGGCACATTGCCAATCGCCAACGGCGGTACAGGCACTACCTCTACAACTTTTGCTAACCTGACCACCAACGTCACGGGCACTTTACCTATCGCCAACGGCGGTACGGGCACTACGTCTACAACCTTTGCCAACCTGACCACCAATGTCACGGGTACTCTACCTGTTGCCAACGGCGGCACGGGTATTACTTCGTTTGGTACAGGTGTAGCTACAGCCCTCGGCGGAAACATTAACACCTCTGGCGGTTATGTCACTCAATCGGGCACCTTGGCTGCAAGCGCCATAGTGCTTGGCGGTGGCTCTGCTGCGGCGGTTACCTCTACGACAACAGGTACAGGTGTAGTTACGGCTGTTGGCACTGCGGTTAACACCTCTGGCGGTCTGGTCACACAATCAGGCACTCTGGATGCAAACAAAGTCCTTCTAGGGGGTGGTTCTGCCGCAGCAGTAACGTCTACCAGCTTGCTTGGTACTGCAGCAGCAGTAACGTCGGGCACTTATATACAAGCAATTGGCTACGCAGACACGGTCGTAGCCTTGGGTAACACCGGCACAGCTATAAACCTTGATGTTGTGTCAGGTGGCGTTTTTTCTGCCACGCTTACAGGCAGTGCTACCATCACGCTTCGCTTCCCAGTAGCTACGGGCGCATCTTCGTTTACACTCATTTTGACTAACGATGCCACGGCGGGTAGAACTGTTGCTTTTGCAGGCGGCTCGTTCAAGTTTCCCGGTGGAGCAGCAACTTTATCCAGAACCACCACAGCAAATGCCACGGACATATGGGTGTTCTTTACCCCCGACGGTGGCACAACGTACTTTGGCAATATCGCCATGAAAAATTTGATTGCTTAAAATTAAGGAGATTTGAAAATGGCTCTTACCCCAGAACAGCAAGCTCAGGTTGATATCCAAGCAGCGATTTCAGTTGCTCAAAATAACGCTAGTGCTGTAGAGGCTAATAAGCAACGCAGACTGCAAGCACTGCATATTGCTAACAACACGCTGTTAGAAAATAAGCGAAACCTCCCGGTAGAATCTCGTCAGATAACCGCGCAGGAAATAACAGCTTTTGCGGATACACTTACTGCTTACGTGAACGGCTGATGCAAGGCTTTGCTTACTTCCCCACGTTTGTCTATCGAGACGAGAGACCTGATTTTATAGATCAGGTTTTGCCATTATGTAATGCGCGTCTTGATGAGGTGCGAAGTCCTGACTACCCCGTGTGTCAATCGGGGCATTTGGGTCGATACATGGAAGCTCGAGAGTTGTCTGACTACCTGCTGGTGTCGGCAACCGAGATACTGCGAAGCCAAGGTTACGCAGTGGAGAAGTACGACTTTTCCGTGTATGGGTTGTGGGCGCAAGAGGTTAAACGCGGGGGCGGCACTAATGTGCACGTACATAAGAATAGCCAGATTTGTGGTTGGTTCTTTTTAGATGCTGTTGAAGGCGCAGCGTATCCTGTTTACCACGACACGCGCATGAACAAGGCGATGGTGGAGCTGGACTTTGAGCAAGGTGGTGACGTAAACGCCGCAACTAACTCAATTCATTTTAATAATATAGTGCCGGGGACTGTTTTGTTTAGCAACTCATGGGTAAACCATCAACTGGTTGGCAGCAATTCTGAAGCCCCTATGAAGTGCATACATTTCATCATCACGCACAAGGACAAGCCATGCAGCACGTGTTAACGCCCTATTCAATGCCCGTAGAACCTTTTGTTTGGTGGGAGGGGGCTTTTAACGAACAGGAACTTAACTGGCTTCAAGAACAGGCTATTAAGGCAGAAAACCAAGCGCAAGTTGGCGGTAACCCCACAGGGGAAGACTTAGCTAAAATACGCCGTTCTCAGGTGTCGTGGCTGAACAAAACGCCGGACACAGCATGGGTGTTTGAAAAACTGTCTCACGTGGCATCGTCCTTAAACGCGCAGTATTATCGGTTTGATCTGACCGGGTTTAGCGAAGCCTTGCAGCTGACCAATTATAATCAGTCGGAAAAGGGCATGTACGGCTGGCACCTAGACTACGGCGGGAAGTTAAGTCCCAGTAGAAAGTTAAGCATGGTGTTGCAACTGACAGACCCAAGCCAATACGAAGGTGGCAACTTGCAGATACTGACCAGTGGAGAGCCAATCAACGTGCGTAAGCAGCGTGGGCTGATAGCGGCGTTTCCCTCCTACGTGCTGCACCAAGTTACCCCCGTGACCAGCGGTAGTCGTCAGTCGTTAGTAACATGGATATCAGGACCGGCCTTCAAATGAACGTAGAACATAAAGATTTTATAGGCTTATACAAGGGCGTTTACCCAGACGGGTACTGCCAGCATTTGATAAACGAGTTTGAACGCCTTGTTGAATCGGGCGCAGGCAGTAACCGCCAGAAAGGGGAAGGTGCTCTTAAACACCGTAAGAATGATATGCAACTCGGGTTAAACTTTGGGGTACATTCTGCTGCGGCATTTAACGACCAGTCTTCTGAACGT